TCATTCTATGTTTAGCAACTTTTTCCATAGAAGCTTTACCAAATATAGCTTCGTCTAAATCTATTTTGTATTTAGTTCTTTTATATTCATCCTCTTCTTTATCTATTTTTTTTTCTAACCAAGTAATCTTTGCTTCGTTTCTTCTATAGTCAAATGACAAAGCCATAAGATTATCTAGATAACTAGATTGTTCTCTTACACACTGCCAATACTTTGATGCTTTAGTTGGGTATCTATTATCTTGTAGTACAGAAAACCTAGCTTCTGTTTCTGTTCGAAACATTTGTTTCTTGGTCCAAGTGTCTCTAAGCTCGTCTACCATACCTTTAAAATCAGTAAGATCAGATGGCTCTAATAAATTATTTAAATGAGTTTCTTCTTGTTGTATTACTTCTTTAACGTCTTTTTTCATAGCTTTATCCTTTATAGTTAAGACTAATATATATTAATTAAAATATATTACAAGTCTTATGAGTCAGTAAATGTAACTGTTGTAGGTGATCCTGCACCTGCCCATTTATCTGTTACAACTGATAGCGGTGGTCCTTCTCCGCCAAAAGCTAAAGCTGCAGTAGAGCCTCCTGAAGTTGTACCAGCTAGTGCTCTTCTTGCTTGACTTAAATTTGCTTGTTCAGCCCAGTTAGTTCCATTCCACAACTCTGTATCAGCTGATGTGCCTGGAGGACCTAAATCTCCACCAAAACCTAAAGCTTCTGTGTAAGTTCCTGATCCTGCTATTTGATTTCTATTACTATTTAAATCATTTACTTCAGTCCAATTCGTTCCATTCCATTGTTCTGTAACATTAGTTTTTCCAGGTGAACCAGGAACAGTACCTCCAAAACCTAAAGCTGCAGTTGCAATACCTGCGCCACCTAAAGCTGATCTTGCAGTGGTTAGATCATTTACTTCTGTCCAATTAGTTCCATTCCAAGACTCACATTTATCTCCTGTTGATGGATAAGGAGATCCACCAAAAGCTAATGCTGATGTGCTATCTACTCCTGCACTTCCTGATTGTTGTCTTCCAGTATTCATATCGTTTACTTCCGTCCAGTTTGTTCCATTCCAAAGTTCTGTTTCATCTTTACCAGGACCGTTTCCGCCAAAAGCTATTGTTGAGGTTGATGTTCCAGTTCCTCCTACATATCCTCTTGCAAGGTTTAAATCGTTTACTTCTGTCCAATTAGTTCCATTCCAAAGTTCTGTAACATCTTGAGGATCATTAGTTGGTCCACCCCCAACTCCTGCAAACGCTAAAGCTGCTGTACTAGAACCAGAACCACCTAAAGCTTGTCTTGCAGTATTCATACTATTTTGTGTAGACCATGAACCAGATGTTGTAGCTCCTTGACCTTTTAAAACATTAGAAGTTGTATTATACCAAACTTGTCCTTCAACAGGATTTGATGGATCAGTTGCTACTATTTCAATTTGTGTTCCTCGTATTTCTTTGTATGTTGCCATAATTAATCCGTGCTTACCGTTTTAGTTGTATTAGATACACTATTCCATTCTTCTGTTGCAGCTGTTTGAGGTGGTGCTTCTCCACCAAATGCTAAAGCGTTTGTTGATGTTCCTGCACCTGCTAGTTCTTTTCTAGCTGTAGCTAAATCTGCAACTTCTGCCCAACTAACACCATTCCAATCTTCTGTAATAGCTGTTATGGTAGGTGTTGCACCACCAAATGCTAAACCTGCTGTGCTAATACCAGCACCAGCTGAATCTTCTCTAGCGGTATTCATATTATTAACTTCTGTCCAGTTGGTTCCATTCCATGATTCTGTTTTGTTTGTTACCGCTGGACCCAGCGATCCACCAATACAGATAGCAGAAGTATTATCTGCTCCAAATCCTGAAGCTCTAAATCTTGCATTGTTTAAATTATTAACTTCTGTCCAGTTAGTTCCATTCCAAGATTCTGTGCTATTTACAACAGTAGAAGCAGGTTCTCCACCATAAACTAAACCAGAAGTAGTAGTACCATTACTACCCATAAATTGTCTAGCTGCTTGTAGATTATTGACTTCTGTCCAGTTACTTCCATTCCATAATTCTGTTTCATTTTGTGTGCCAGGATCAACAAGACCCCCCACAGCTAATGCAGCTGTATTACTAGCACCAAATCCTGCTAATCTTTGTCTAGCAGTATTTAAATCATTGACTTCTGTCCAGTTAGATCCGTTGTAAGATTCTGTTGCTCCTGTTTCACCAGAACCTGGTGTTCCACCAAAAGCTAATCCTGCTGTATAAGTTCCAGCTCCTGCTAACATTTTTCTAGCTGTATTTAAACTTCCGCCTGTAGCCCAAGCACCGACTGGCGCGCCTGCACCTACCCATTCTTCTGTTGTTGCAATATTAGGAACTGGACTTGCACCACCCCCAAAAATTACACCATTTGAAGTTGTTCCTGCTCCTGAGGCAAAAGCTCTTCCTGTGGCTAAATCTGTTGTTTCAGTCCAATTAGTTCCATTCCATAATTCTACTAACTGCTTACTACCACCTGGACCACCAACACATAGGGCACTTGTTTTTGATCCAATAGTTGTCAAACGATCTCTAGCCGTGTTTAAATCATTGACCTCAGTCCAGTTTGTACCATTCCAAGTTTCTGTTACTGCTGTAACAGATGGTGTTTCTCCACCTACACATATTGCACTTGTATTATCTGCTCCAGTTCCTGAAGAGTTTGATCTTCCTGTATTTAAATTATTTACTTCTGTCCAATTCGTTCCATTCCATAATTCTGTATTAGCAGTATTACCACCTCCAGAAAAACTCAACGCTGAAGTTTGTGTTCCAGCCCCTGCCATTCTTGAATTAGCTGCAGCCATATCATTAACCTCAGTCCAATTAGTGCCATTCCAAGATTCTGTATCTGCTGTGTTTGGACCTCCTGGTTGAGACTGTCTTGATCCTCCAAAAACTAATGCTGCCGGTTGAGTTCCAGCTCCAGCACCACCTTCTCTTCCGAAATTTAGATTATTTACTTCGGTCCAACTAACACCATTGTATAACTCTGTTAAATCACATATTTCAGTTCCTGATCCTGGATTACCACCAGCACCTAAAGCTGCATTGTATGTTCCATTAATTGCAGACATTATACCAAGTCTACCTTCATTTAAATTTCCACCAGTTCTCCACGAACCAACTGTAGTTTCAGCAGGATATTCAAATTTTAATACGTTATCAGTATCGTTATACCACACCTCTCCCTGTAACGGATTATCGGGATTAGTCGTATAGTTCCGAATCTTTGTGCCATGTATTCCTTTATACTCAGCCATTTAAATTTTTACTCCTCTAATGTTATGTCAGAAGGTCTTGGGTTGTTATCTGTTTTCTCTTCAGCAGGTAACGCATCCCACGCAGCTTGCGCTGCTTGAACTTCTGCATCAACAATCGCTTGTGCTTCATCCTTAGTTTTTACAGTGCCTGCAACTTTAGCAATCCAAAGATTACCGTGTTTATTGTATGCAGGAACTTGCCAAAC